GTTCATGTTTCCTAAGTCAATTAAGCCAATGTTGGCGTTCAACAACGGTTCTATTGTTCTTACGGGCACGGCTACTAGGAATAAGTCTTACTTTTATAAGATGATCCAGTTTAATAAGCGCCGTGACACAAATGCCAGACGGGGCCACAGACAGGCACACTTTGAGTACGACTGGCGAGTTGCCGCTAAATACAACGATAACTACGGCAAATTCATTGCTAAGGAAAAGACCCGTATTGGTGAAGATTCTGACGAGTTCCAAATGTCCTACTGCAACAAGTGGATTTTGGAAAAGGGTATGTTTGTTACCGAGGAGCGCCTAGAGCGCCTGTACGACCCATCTATGGCTATTGTGAAGAAGTGGTGGCGTAGCCCCATTGTCATGGGTATAGATGTGGCGCGAACCAATGACTCCACCGTGGCTACCGCCGTATGGGTTGACTGGGACCACCCTGATGGGTTTGGTTTCTTTGAGCACCGCGTCCTTGACTGGCTAGAAATTAACAATGTTGAGTGGGAACAGCAATACTTTGAGATGATTGACTTCATCCGTAACTTTGATGTCTACCGCATTGGTGTGGACTCCCAAGGTGTGGGCGGCGCTGTCACCGAGCGTCTACAACTCTTGCTCCCTGAGATTGAGGTGTTGGCTGTTTCGTCTGATGCCAAGACTCAGAACGAGCGATGGGTCCATCTAACCGAGTTAATGCAACGGGAACAGTTGATTATTCCTGGACACTCCAAGGCTCGGCGCACCCGATCATGGAAGAAGTTCAACCAGCAGATGTGTGACCTTGAAAAGATTTACCGCGGTCCGTACCTATTAGCAGCCGCCCCTGATGAGAAGGGTGCGTTTGACGACTACCCCGATTCACTAGCAATTGCTTGCAGTATGACAGCACTAGAGGTAATGCCAATGGTAGAGTCATTTAACTCTCCCTTTTACAGGTAAACTATGCTACGATAAGTGGAGATAAACCCCTACTAGGAGGAATCCATAGATGGCAGTTGCACCTGTTCCCATGTTCCCAGAAAAAGGCACCCCAGTGTTTGAGCGTTCGTACGCCCCAAGCATCCCGGGTAACCGTGGCCCGCTACGCTTTGAAGAAGGCATAGCCACCGATAGCGATGTCCCTTATGACTTCGGCGTTGGTGCTTACGAGGACACCGCTCCGTCGCCCATGCGACAGAACCATAACAACCCTGAGATGTTCTACAAGTACGCTGAGGAAACAATGCGCGAGCGCGCCCATGTTGGGTCGTCTTCGTGGATTGAAGCCCCAAGCGTACTTGGTGAGTTTGTACAGGGTTCAATGGCTGGAGACTACATCCCGCAATTTGAATACTCGTACAACACGGGTGGTCACATGAACCGCCCGAACCCAACAGTCGTTTACGACTGATCATGGGTGATGCCGAGGGTTTCTCGGTAACTGGCCCAGTACCGAGTGGCACGATTGGGTCATCTCCGGAATTGTCTACTTATTCGGCAGTTGCGGGGATGTTTCGTCGCGTCCAAAAAGGTAATGAACTAGTTACGGCGCGCGCTGAGAACTTTGGTGTTGCCACCAAGGTCTCTAACCCGTTTGTACCTAGCCCCTTGGGTGGTAAGCGGTCATTAAATATGCCCCGCTATGCATCAGGTATTGGTGAATTCATTATTGACCCGATGCAAAACTTCAAGTCTGAGAAGTTAGACCTAGAGGGCCGTAAATACGGTAAGTCTACGATCACTAACCCAGGCCAGAAGTTTGATTCTAATAAATTGCGCCGTAAGGGCGTGACTTCTTATAACCGATATAAGGCTAATAAGCCTTCTTATATTGGTGGTCAATTTGGTCACGATCTGTACACCCCAGGAAAGTTTAAGGTTCTGTAATGGCTGAGAGAGCATCACGACGCGGAGCGGCAGGTATTGATCGTCCCGTAGTTTGGGAAGATTTAACACGCGAACAACAAGATACCTCTGAAAGCGCAATTGGTTCTTTGGGAAACATTAGGTCGGCACTCCCTGGCGCTATTGGTGATATTCGTTCACGACTTGAAACTTCTACTATGAATGATCAGGGTCGTAAAAAATACGAGTTATCCGCCCGAAATATGGAAGATATGTTGGCGGATGACTCCGTAGTAGATAAGCCAATAACCTTGGCTGGTGCTACTCAATCACGGATTGAGTTACTTACTCAAGCCAAGAATAATGCTCGTATGCGTAGTACCATTACGGGTCAGAGAGAACTACCTCGCGGTGCTGGTTGGTACAGTGAGCATAAAGGTAGGCAGTACGCCGCTACTGGTGGGGAAATGGACCCAGTACTTGCCGCCGCTATTGGTGGAAAATTGTCTGCTTCTAAAACACCTGATGATGAAATTGCAGGACTTCATGGTATTCATCGTCTAACAAAAGGTTCGGCAAACCACACCATTACAGTACACGATCCTAGTTTTGCAGCAAAATTAGGAGTGGCTGTAGGAAAGCCCCACCTAGTGTCTGCACTTAGACCTGACCAAATTGCCTCGGCGGCTCAACAAGCCGCTAGTGAACATTTAGGGGCAAACTCCACCACTGCTAAATCAGTGACATCTACTGATCATGAAGCACTGGTGCTTGCTGGTCGCCCTCACCAAGACAATGTTGCAGAAGCAATTGCAATGATGCGCCATCCTGATGTAGTTTCAGGAAATCAATCACCAATGACTATTGGGTTTGATCCAGCATCAACGCCAAAAACTTGGTCATATGGAACCTCAACCGCTGAGGCTGGAGAAACTGGTTCTGTAGCGCATCAAGATTACTTAAATGTTGCACACCATTGGGCACATGGTGACCCAAACCAGGGGATGATGCTCTTTGGTCGTGGGTCAGAGGATGAAGCACCTCACCCATCTTTGAGTCCCGATGCAGACACCGCAGAAGATACATGGCAACAGGCTGTTGATACATCGCAACTTGGCACCTACACAAATCGTCAAGGACGAAAGTCTTCCGTAGGTAAGCGAGTAGTCACTGATGCTGGTGCTGTTGCAAGCACAAGTCGCTTAACAAAAGAAGTATTAGGGGTAAAAGACACACCTGTGCAGGTAACACCCGTTGGTGTTAGGCATGCTTTTGGAAATAAAGCAACTCGTGATGCCGCCGCAGCGATGGGTCCTATTTCTTTTGATCAATTTGGTAAACCAATTCATATGCCTGCTCGTATGGCACAAGAAATAGCATGGACGCAGATGCGAGCAAATGTGGGCGCAGACGCCCCATTTAATGCAGAACAAAGAACTTGGGATAAAGCCGCTAAAGCGGAAACAAAAACCAAAACAGATGCAGAGAAACTTAGTGCTAAGGGTGTCCATCTAGAAGGACAAACAGGTGAGGATGGTAAGCCGCTTCCTCCTAAGAAATATACACAAGGTAGCCTGTTCTAATTGTTATCGCAATAACAGCATTTTCTAGGCTCTGATAACCTTTCCTTCCCAGTAGAAGGAGAAAGTATGCGCCCGTCAGATGCCGCATTAATTACACAATATCTTAAGAGACTTGCGCCTCGTGGTCACACAGAGGAACAAGAGGTGCTACGGTTGATATCAGTTCTTGGAGGAATCCAGAAAATGTCACACAATAAGGAGCAGAAAGTTGAGCGAGTTAAGTAACGAATTGCTCTCGCGTGGTCCCATTAATTGGGGATGTGGTATTGCCACCCTCAGGGACGAACTTCACGGAGATGAACTAACCGCACTAAACACCGCATTAGAAAGAATTATGACTGACCCCGGTAAGGGTAGGTCTAAGGTATATTCTTCTATGTGGTTAGCGAATGTGCTAGTTAAGCACGGACATCAAATTAGCCGAAGCACCATAGAACGACATATAAAGGGGAAGTGCAGTTGTGGCAAGCCTTAGTGATGATCTAGGAACACCCCCAGCAAAAGCAACATTGGGAAAGATTGCGGAGTTATTAAACCGCAATAACATTGATGTTGAAGAAGTGGGATCAATCAAGCGCGTATCCCTCTACCAGTCACTCACTAAGAATGACCTTGGTCAGGCTGAGGTTCATGACCTCATGGGTATCCAATTCAACCCCAAGTGGGCTGAAGGACCTGAGTGGCCCGTGGTACAACCAGGACCCTCAATCAAACTTCCAGTACGCAAAGTAATACAAAGTAATACAGAGGGTTACAAAGTAGCCGTTATCCTCCCCGACATGCAGATCGGTTACTACCGAAATGCTGACGGGAGTCTTGAACCCACCCATGACGAAGAGGCTCTTTCTATCTCCATGGCGATTATCAAGAAATTGAACCCTGACCGAATCATCATGGTCGGTGACAACCTTGACTTTCCTGAGTTCGGTAAGTACCGTCTCAGCCCAGCATATGCAATTACCACTCAGGCGTCTATTGACCGCGCTACGACTCTGTGCGCTGAGTTACGAGCCGTCGCACCAAACGCCGTCATAGATTGGATTTCAGGTAACCATGAAGAACGCCTCGTCAACTTCATCTTGGACAATGCAAAGGTTTCGTTCGGCTTGCGTCGGGGGAATACTCCAGACTCTTGGCCTTGCCTTAGTGTGCCTTATCTATGCCGTTTCAATGATTACGGGGTTAATTATGTGGCTGGCTACCCTGCTGGGCAAGTATGGATTAATCAAAGGCTCAAAGTCATCCACGGAAACAAGGTCAGGTCTAACGGTTCAACCGCCCACGCCTACCTCAACGACAGCAAGGTATCCGTCATCTACGGGCACATTCACCGTAGGGAATGGGCTGAACGGTCACGCGAAGACTGGGATGGGGCAAAGACCATCATGGCGGCGTCCCCAGGGACACTAGCCCGCTGTGACGGTGCCGTACCCAGCACCAAGGGTGGCATGGACCTAGACGGTCGCCCCATGACCATTGTGGAGGACTGGCAACAGGGTCTAGCGGTGGTTTCCTACGAGGATGGCGAAGGCGCCTTTTGGTATGAGCAGATACCTATTCATAATAAGACTGCTTTTTTCCGTGGTAAGGTTTACTGTCCCGAGTGATGGAGGCAGTTCGTATGGCTGATAAGGAAAACCTCAAAGCAGTTGTTGTTATTTGGGATGATGCCTTTGATGGTCCTGGTGGTTGGATTGATCCAGCCAAATACGAACCACGCATTATTGATCCCATTACTATTGGTTGGGTTATAGATGAACATGCGGATAAGTACCTGACCTTGTACTCGTCTTACTATTATGACGATGATGGTATCCTTATTTGTTCAAATCCTATGCACATTCCTCGTGGTATGATTAGGTCTATTACTCCTGTAAAAGTAAAGAAGTCAGGGGACAGTTAATATTTATGTGTAGTAAAAACACGAAACTTAAGGATTAACCCCGATGCCCGTTGACTTTTGGTCACCATCTTATAGAGCCTCATCTAGTGACCTCACGGTTTCTATCTCGCCTTTGGGCTTGGTGGAATTAGCCGATGAGGAATTTGAGGTACATGGACCGCGCCTAAACCGCTATTCATCGTGCTGGGCATGGTACCTCGGTCACCACTGGTCTTACCGTCGTGAGATGGGTGAGCAAAACATCACGATGAACTATGTCCGCACCATGTCGGACTACATCACTAACTTCTGTTTTGGTAAGGGCATCCAGTTCAAAACGCCAGAACAGAACGCAGCCATTATCCCGCATTTGCTACAAACAGTATGGGAACAACATAACTCTAAGCACTATGTCTTATGGGAAATGGGTCAATTGGCTGGAGTAACTGGTGACTGCTTTGTCAAGGTCGCTTACGAAGAGCCATTTATTGACTCTGCTGGTATTACCCATGCTGGTCGTATCCGTATTATCCCGCTAAACCCAGCACATTGTTTCCCCGAGTACCACCCACACGACCGTGATCGTATTTTGCGGTTCAAGTTGAAGTACCGCTTTTGGGGCACCAGCCCTGAGGGCACCCGTCAGGTGTACACCTTTACCGAAATCCTGACTGAGGATTCCGTGGAGCAGTACATTAATGATGAACTGATTGACCAGTACGACAATGCCATTGGTGTTATCCCGATTGTCCACATTCCTAACATGACTATCTCATCATCACCGTGGGGTCAGTCAGACATTTGGGACATCATCTCTCTGAACCGCGAACTAAACGAAAAGATGACCGAAGTATCGGACATTATTAACTACCACGCCGCCCCAGTCACTATCATCACTGGCGCTAAGGCAAGCCAGTTAGAGCGTGGACCTAAGAAGGTCTGGGCTGGTCTTCCTAAGGAAGCCAGTGTGTTCAACCTTGAATCCAGCGGAAACATGGCTGGTGCATTGGAATACATCCAGTTCATTAAGCGCGCCATGCATGAAATTACTGGCGTACCTGAAACAGCCTTAGGTCAGTTCCAACCAGTCTCTAATACATCAGGCGTGGCATTGGCTATCCAATACCAGCCAATGATGAATAAGTACAACCAAAAGAAGATTCACTTCACTAAGGGTCTAGAAAAAATCAATGAAGTAATCATCCGTACTGCGGCTGTCTTTGAACCACAGATGCTCCAGTACAACCCAGGTCTTGGGGCAATGCCCGAGCCTGACCAGGCGTATGAACTTGACCCCGCCGACCCCGTTACCTACCAAACCCAAGTCCACTGGCCTGAACCGTTACCCGTTGATGTTCTTATCAAACTTAACGAAGTTCAAGCCAAGATGGCTCTTGGTTTAGAATCCAAGGAAGGCGCATTGCGCGCTCTTGGTGAAGAGTTCCCACGAGAGAAATTGCTTGAAATCTTTGAGGAATTGCGTGACGACGCATTGGACCAAGGTGCACTAGATATGGTGCGCGCTCAAATACAACAGGCAGTAATGATTACTACTGGTATTTTCCCCGGACAAGACGGGGAGAATAGTGTAGTATCTGGTGATGAAAATACAGCCGAAGGACAAGCAGGTGCCCCTATGGGAGGCATCGGTGACGCCGAAGGACAGATGATTAACAACATAATCCAACGAGCATACGGAGCAAGGCTTGCCCAGCGTCGTGTGCCCAACGAAGAATAAAACCGTTATTTAACAACTGCTAATAAAAGCCCAACAACAAAGAGGTAGGAAAATGAATAACACCTTTAACGGTGACGGGATTATGATCCCTGTTGAAAGCACACCCCAAGAACAGCAAGCCCCCAAGACTGAGGGTCGCGTGTTCTCTGAGACTGAGGTTGAAGCAATTCGCCGTCAGGAGAAGGACAAGTTGTACCGACGCGTTGAAGACGCCGATAGTCGTGTCAAGACCCTTGAGGAGCAATTAGGTATCATCGCTCAGGAGCGCGAAGCCGCTCGCAAAGAAGCCGATGAGCGCGCCAAGTCTGAGTCTGAAATCCTCCGCCAGCGTGAGATTCAGGAACTCAGCGCAAAGGAACTTCTCTCTAAGCGCGAAGATGAGTTCAACCAACGCATTAACCAGGTTGAGCAGGAATGGCGTTCCAAGTTTGAAGACATGGAACAACAGCGCCAGGTGCAGGAAGCGCTTCTTGAAAAAGAACGACGCATCCAGCAAATTGAGTCTTATCGTCAGCGTCGTTTGACGGAAGAACAAGAAACAATTATCCCGGAATTGATTGACCTCATTGCGGGTAATAGTGAAGAAGATATTGAAAACAGTATTGCAGTACTTCGTGAGCGTAGTAGTGCTATAATTGAATCAATCCAACAGGCGACCTCACAAAGTGGTCGTCTGCGGGGACCGCAGGTAACTGCGCCCCCGACTGGGCCAATGGACAACCAACAGGAATACCAAACGATGTCTGCGGATGATATCCGTAATATGCCGATGGATCAGTACACGAAAATGCGCGAACGGCTCATGCAAGCGACTCGGAACTCCCGAGGCCGTTTCTAAAACCAAATAACCCAACAACTAACTATCCACGGAGGATATTAAAATGGCCCTTCCCGCCCCAGTAGGAGGTGCGATTACCGGAGCAGGTCTTGGTTCAATTACCACGACCGGTTATTCCAGTGACGCAACTCTTTCACCCGCAATTCAACAAATTTGGTCCAAGGAAATCTTGTTCCAAGCAATGCCAGTTCTGCGCTTTGAGCAGTTCGCAGTAAAGAAGACCGAATTGGGCGTTCAGCCTGGTTTGACCATCAACTTCATGCGATACAACAACCTCAGCGTTGACGAAGCAGAAGGCGCCACGCTCACCGAAGGTGTGCGTATGGAGCCTGTTTCCTTGTCAGCAAGCCAGATTCAGATCACCGTGACCGAACATGGTCAAGCAGTTGCCGTTACGGAACTCTTGCTCAATGCGGCATTTGACGATGTTATGGCTTCGTCATCGCGCTTGCTCGGTCGCCACATGGCACAAAGCATGGACATCCAGGCCCGTAACACGCTGTACCAGGCTGGCGTTCCGTTTGGTGGTGGCGCTGCTGTCGCTCCTTCGGTTGTCTTCGGTCGCACCGCCGCTTCGGCTCGTGGCGCACTCAGCCCGTACGACGCTGGTACCCTCGGCTCGGCTTCTGCACCTGGCTACCTCTCGCCTGCTTCCATCAAGGACGCAGTTGAAGTTCTTGCTGGTCAGAACATCCCTCGCCTCGGCGACACCTATGTCTGCTTCGTTCACCCCGCACAGGCTCGTTCGCTCCGCGACTGGCCCGAATTCATTGAAGTCACGAAGTACGCCGCACCTGGCAACTTCATGCTCGGTGAAATCGGTCGTATCTACGATGTCGTGTTCATTGAAACCACGCAGGTCAAGAAGGGCTTGGACGCAACTGCGTCTGGCGCCCCGTTGTACGACCTTGGTACCGCCCTTGACAGCAACGCTTCGGCTGGCTTCCAGGAAAATGCCAATGCTTACAACGCCATCATGATCGGTGACAACGCCTTCGGACACGCCATTGCATTGCCAGTGGAACTCCGTGACGGTGGTGTCATTGACTTCGGTCGTGAGCATGGTTTGGCTTGGTACGCAATTTGGGGCTTCGGAGTTATTACTCACGAATCCCGCGTTGTTATCAACACCCTCGGTGGCTCGCTCACCTGATCCCTCAGGATCAAAGTAATGTTGGTGGTGGGGGAGCAATCCCCCACCATTAATAATTTCACACAACAAACAACAGGAGAAATACTATGGCATCGCGTAAAAATACGATGGCGTTTGCAGAACAACAAGATGACATTGATGAAACAGTGGAAGTCTTGGAAGAAACCCCTAAGGCTGTCATTGCGGCTACGCCCACTGCACAGGCAGGTGACTTTGTCACTGCTCGTGTTAAAGGTACATGGAAGATGTACTGGGGTCGTACCACTTTTGAGTTCGTAGACGGAAAGCGCTACAAACTTCCCCGTGACTTGTACGACTACCTCGTGCGTCACTCCAACATCTACGACACCGTTTGAGGTAACTAATGGCACTGATCGTCCCCAACGCTACTGCGACGGGTTCAGGGAAGAAATACTTAAACATCAATCAGGCCGAACCCGACTCGGTTGATCTTGAATCCCTTGGAAACTCCGCAAACTACATCCGTAGCGGTGGGGTGATCACTGTTGCCGCTTCTAACGCCGTAACAATTGCGACTGGTGTTGCTGTCATTGGTGGTACCCCATACACCTTCCCAGCAAGCACGGTTACTGACAACCCTGATTCCACTTCACCACGCTTTGACCTTGTGGTTGCTCGCCTTACCTCAGGCTCTGTATCCGTAGCATTTATTACTGGTACCGCTGACGGTACTAACCCGACTCTCCCACGGAGCACCACGGTTGTTGAAAGTGGTGGCTCTACAGCCAACACATACAACCCCACCACAGATGCTTTGATTGCATCTATTTATCTGCTCCCAAGCACCTCTCTAGATACCAGTGCCAACCTTGGGAACATTGTAGATAAGCGCATTATTAACGCTCGCCCCGTTACCTATACTGCGGCTTCCGCTCCAACAGCAACATCCAAGGATGTTATTGGTGACATGGTCATCTTTGGTGATGACGCATACATTCGTATGACATCCGCTTGGATCAAAATGGGTGAATCAACGGATGTTGAGCAGGCCAAACTCCCGATTGGTGGTATGTTCGCTTTTGCTGGTACCGCCACTACAGCGGCATCGCCTAACTCAGCCTATTACCTTGAATGTAATGGTCAAACTCTTTCTACGACTACCTACGCAGATTTGTTTAGCGCCATTGGTTACTCATTCCCCCACCCAACCACTGGTGTGTACTTAACTACTGGAGGCTCTTTCTACCTCCCCAACTTAACTAGTGACATGGGAGTTGTGGGTGCCCTTGGTGGCACAATTACCACCTCCCGTACGACAGGGAGTAGCACCGCAACTCTTGATATAAGTAAACTCCCCCAACACAACCACACAGGTACAGTAGATGTTGGTAGCGCATCAGGAACACCCACGGGTCTTGGTCACTCACACTCAGTAGACGCCCACAACCATGGCATCACTGGTCACTACCATGACACCGCCAGCCACGCTCATTCGGTACCAGACCATGTGCACGGCGCATATGGTGACTTCTCGTTGCCAGGTGCAGGGTACCGATTTATTAGGCGTTTAGGTTCCTATAGTAGCGGTTTTGCCATTCCAGCAGGCAGTGGTTCGGGTATTGCCGTTGACGACAACGGTGCTCAACCATTCACAGGTCCTCCCGCTACGGCTGTGGGTACTGCTGGGTCGGGAACTTTGTCAACTGGTTCCAACATTGGTGCTAGTTCAACTCAAAACAACAGTGGTGGTTTGCTAGCAAATACAAATGCACCATTGTCACCCACAGTTACAGTTACCTTTGGCACTAAGCCTTTGACTATTGCTAACCAAGGCTCTGTTAACCCCACAATTAGCGTTCTCTCTAATAGCCTCCGAGTTCGCTGGTTCATCCGTTACGCATGAGCGATACACCAATTGAACCAATTGAAAATGTTGCCGCGGAGCAGATTATTCTGAAGCGCGGTTTTATGGTTCACCGACTTAGGGAGACCCAACCAGGCGTCAATCAAGCCGCCCAAGACTCAATTCCGGGAGCAGGTTCCGGCGATCAATAGTAAGATAGGTGTTCATGGCAACCATCACAGATGTTGAAACAATTGCAAGAACCTATCTACGAGATTTCCCGAAGTTCTTTCAGGTATCTTTTCCCGTAGTAGGGCGTACATATGAGTTGGGTCATATCAACATTGACACCAGCACTATTTGGGTTGCCAAGTACTCAGGCTCAGGATCAGCCTCAACATTGGCTCCCAGCGAATACACGATTGACTCCCGTAATGGTGTTGTCCGTCTGTCTAACACCCTGTCGTCAAGCACCACACTGTTAGTTGAGGGTTACTATTATGAATGGGTTACCCCAGATGACCTTTCTTTTTACGCCCAGCGCGCCGTTGAAAAACACACGGTTAACTTAAAACATACTCTTGAAGAAATGTCTGATGTTGTTATTAATGCCATTGGCATTGCCACGATCTGCGAAGCACTTTGGGCGCTAATGACTGAGTTCAGTCGTGACATTGATGTTATGACCTCAGAATCAATCCACATCCCAGCCAGCCAGCGTTTCCGTATGGTGCAATCATTGCTGTCGCAGTGGGAAGGCGAATACAAGCGCCATGCCGCCGCTCTCAATATCGGCTTTGACCGTATTGAAGTATTCACCCTTCGCCGTAACTCGCGTACCACGAATTACCTTGTTCCCTTGTACCGCTCACGCGAACTTGGTGATTACACAATGCCTGAACGCCTATGGCCCGCTATTGATGAAGGTGTTGTGGAAAATGAGGCTAAAGAAGAGAACCTCCGTACGGATGTTCTTATTGACGGCGCAATTCCTACTGGATCATTCTCTAACATCGCGTATTACTGATAGCCATGGATGTCCGCAGAGAGTTATCCGTTATCAGGAAGCATTACCGCTCATACCATTCTCAGGCTGGCGAAGCCATCGTATGGTATGAGTTTGTACCACTGGGCACTAGCGCCTCAGCATCCAGCCTCTACGATGATGTTTACGACGAAGGTACCTATGGTAATGGCGGTCGTCGCTACAAGACTGGTGTAGTCGTTCCTGTCCTGATGATTACGGAATCTGAGGATCAGAAGCGCGCTATTCCTGAGGGTCGTCAACCCACTCAATTAACTAACTTTGTGGCATCTATTGATGACTTCCGAGCCGCTGGTATTTCTTCCCCTTGGGAATATCAAAACCGCCTTAACGACATGTTCCAGTATGACGGGCGCTATTTCAGTGTGGTGTCCTACCGAGTCCGTGGTCGCGCCCGAGATGATGTCATGCTCGTTGTTGAGGGTATTGAAACCTACATCTCACAGGAAATGGTCAATGACCCTGGTCCTGCGGCTTATTCAATATCTAACCTCCCTTGGCCTACATCAATAGCAAATTTAGGATAAAATACATGTATTGGAGATGCGCGTCTTCAATGCACATTTGCCTAGATTCCCAGAGGAGGTAGTTATGTCTTTGTATACCCCTGGTATTAAATCTATGGCAAATAAGAATTCTTTAGTCTCTATCCCTGATACTGATCCTGTTATGCAGATGATCCAAGCCTTTGGTGGTGCGGATAATAAGTTTAGTAAGGAACTAAAAAAGGGTATTAAAAAACATCAGGATAAAGTAAGAAGTGGTTTATCCAAGAACCCCGAGTGGGCACCTATTGCTAATAACCTGCATGTAGGTCTTTCCCCATCAGGTGATTCCCTTTCTTATACTATTAAGGGTGGTCAGGAAGTCCAAAGTAAATACATGACGCTGGAGTATGGGGATCAAAATACCCCAGCAAGTGGGCGCATTCGGTCTTTGGCAAATAGTGGAAATGCCATTAGCGATATTATTAATGATGCGCTTAAGGCGGTGCTTAAATGAACCCCGGATTTCTGTTAGCAGAAGACGCCGCTATTAAGGCCCGATTCTCGGGTATGACCGTGACGGATGATAAGAACGCCGCACGGCCCGTACAGGTGTTCTTTCGTTATCCTGAGGGTGACACAGAGCGAACCTACCCATTTATTACCATTGAAATGATTGACATCGTCCATGCATTGGATCGCCAACACTCAGAGGTGCGGGTTTACGCTTCAACTGGTACAGCCGCTTCAGTACAGATTACTGGAGCCACTGCCATGGAGTATTGGCCCAGTGAGCACCACAACTTTACTCAATACAGCGGAAATGCTCCTGTGGTGTCTGCTAACGATTTCTTACCAGTAGACATCCTGTATCAGGTGTCTACTTACACCCGTTCTGCATTGCATGACCGCCAACTTAGTTCTCAAATGCTCCATACCCGCGCCCGTTTGCGTTATGGCTTTATAGATGTACCTGAGGATGGAACCATCCGCAGATTTGATCTCCTTGATTGGGTTACAGCCGACCTCCTTGACCCCGAGGCTGGCTACCGAAAGAGGATATTTAGAAAAGTGTATACCTTAAAAATGTCCGCAGAAATGACCACATCTAATCTGGTATCCTCTAAGCGAGTTGCCACAATTAGTAGTAGTATTTCTGATACGAACTCCAATCTGACCGAAACCTATTAACTAATCCACTGGAGGATTACTCATGGCTTATACCCGCCCCGGAGTCTATGTAACAGAATCTCCGTTAAAGACAACCGTATCCCGTAACACTGGTACTTCAACAGCCGCTTTTGTGGGTACCTCATTGCGTGGACCAGCCACACCGACCTTGATTACTTCTTGGTCAGGCTACACCTCACAATTTGGTGACCTGGCACAGGAATACGACCTTGGCTACGCTGTCTATCAGTACTTTGCTAATGGTGGTCGTAACTGTTATGTCACTCGTGCATTTAATAGCAACGCAAGTGTCGCAACTGGTGCCTCTGTAATCAACTACACGGCGTCTACTGCGGCTTCTACGCCCGCAAAGTTGTTTGATGTTGCGTCAACTAATGTTGGTGCTTACGGTAATAACCTTAGTGTTACCCCTACGGCAGGTCAAGTTACTCTAGTTGCTCCAGTGGCTGGTTCAACTGCTGGAGTACTCCCAACATTCAACCTGTCGGTTTCTTATAACGGTACCGAAGTTGAATATTGGTCAGAGTTAAGTCCTGATCCTGCAAACAATCGGTATGCAACGACTATTGTTAATAACTATTCGTCGTACATTAACATTACAAACCTAGCCACAGTAACCCCTGCGTCTGGTTTTACATACAGTGCTGGTCTTGGTACTGCTAAGGCGCTTACTGGTGGTAGCGATGGTTCGGGTGCGGCTTCTGCCTCATTTATCACCGCACTTGATAAATTGGTAACACTTCCTGAATCACTCATTGTTAACGCCGTTGGTCAGTCCGATAGCGCGATTGTTGCCAAGGTATTGGATGTTTGTGCTACTCGTGGTGATTGTTTTGGAATCATTGATCCAAAGGTTTCTGATACAACTGCTGCTTTGGCTACTACCACCGCTAGCGGTTACAGTACCAACCAGGGTTATGGTGCCATGTACTGGCCCATGCTTCAAATGGCTGATCCAACCAAGTCGGGTGTTGGTGCAATTCGCACGACCTTCCCAGGTGGAGCCATTGCTGGTATCTATGCCCGCCTAGAAACTGAGCGAACCGTGGCTAAGCCACCCGCTGGGTATGCAATTGATATCCGCAACGCTCTTGGAGTCACTTCTACATACACCCAAGCAGAAGTTGGCACCATGTATGACGCTGGTATTAACACTTTTAAAGCCATTCCTGGAGCAGGAATTGTTATTCAAGGTGCCCGTACCCTTAATAAGATTCGCCCCGACAAGTACATCTCGGTTCGCCGTTCGTTGAACTACATCAAGAGCACTTCAAAGTCCTTGAGTGAGTTTGCCGTATTTGAACCTAACGATGAGCGTTTGTGGAGTTCTATCAGCCTGAAGTTGGAAAAGTTCTTGAGCGACTTCTGGGGTTCTGGTGGACTACGCGGTCGTACACCATCTGAGGCGTATTATGTTGTTTGTAACTCAACCAATAACACTCAGAATTCAATTGACAATGGTGAAGTAAACATTCAAATTGGTGTATCGTTGCTCTATCCCGCAGAATTTATCATTATCAATGTCAGTCAATGGCTCGGCGGATCAACCACTGCCGAGAATATCTAAGGAGAAACATGGCCTTTTTAACTCGTACCGATCCGCTACGCGACTTTAAGTTTACGGTTAAAATTCAACCGTACGACGAAAACTTGTCAGCCCTCACCAAGGACATTGGTAATCTTGGCTTTGCGGTGGTGACTGGACTAAGCGTGACTAACGAAATGGTCCCGTACCGTGAAGGTGGCATGAACACTCATCCGCATAAGATGATTGGTCAGACTGACTTTAACCCGATTACCTTCAGCCGTGGTGTTTTCGCCAAGCAGGACCAGTTGTGGGCATGGCAGCAATTCATGCATGCCTGGGTCCAGGCTGTCCCAGGTAACAACGGTAGTCGTGGCGCAGTCTCAGACTACCGATGTGACATCGTCGTATCAGTCTACGACCACCCTCACTCGGCAACCAGTGCTACCGCTGGTGGCACTGGTGGATACTCCACCAACCCTGGTTCGTTAACACAAAATGTGGTCCCCGGTACCAAGGCACTTGAGTATACTATCTACAATGCGTGGCCTGCTGGTTTTGCGTTGGGTGACCTCAACGCTGGTAACAGTTCAATCATGATCCAGCAGATGACGGTTAACCACGAAGGTTTCGTTATCAACTGGACTCCTGATAACGCTAACGCAACAGTCTAATAACTAAACAAGGAGCACTACATGTCAGACATCAGTACGATGTCATCGGATAAACCTCCGGTGATGTCCAAAGCACCCGATACATCAGTAAAACTTATCCGTGGTATCAAATTAGGTAATGACTGGATTGATACCGCCGTTGTACGAGAAATGACTGGTGGGGACGAAGAATTCCTCGCTGAGGTTGAGTCCCGTACAAATAACTACGGTGAGTATTCATTGGCGCTACTTAAGCGAACAGTTGTATCTTTAGGTGAAACATCTATTAAAGAAACACCAAATATTTTGAACGACTTGATTGTGGGCGACCGTGATCTTTTGTTCCTAGCAATTATTCGTGCAACATACGGAAAAGTTCGTGAATTTAAAGTTGTTTGCCCGCATTGTTCACAATCCAACGATTTGTTGATTGACCTGTATGACGACTTCCCTATTGAAGGTAACCAAGAATTGGCCCGTAAGTCAATTGAAGTAACCCTTAAAGATGGCTCAGTTGTGCTCTTTAATCACCCAACCTCGGATGACAGTGCTCGTGTTGGCAAACTAAATAAGAATCTAGCGGCACAAAACTCTATGATGATTGCCCGCTGTGCTCAGGTGTCAGTACCCAATAAAGAAGAGTGGGCACGAAACCTCAGCATTGCTGATCGTTCAACCATTATTACTGCAATCTTTGACGCCAAAGTAGGCCCGACTCCTCGGGAGGTGAATGCCCCGTGTGCTCATTGTGGAGAAGAAATCACACTGATGTTTGACTGGGTCTCACTTTTATTCGGTTAATATTGATAATATCTATTGGGAATACAATGCAGTCGCCTCCGTCTATAAAGGGTTTTCTTTAGCAGAGATTAAAAACATGCCCGTACGAGAACGGGAGTTTTGGGGCAGGTTGTCCCGATGGCAAGTTAGTAGCGGAGGATAGTAATGGCTGACCCCTTTGACATATCGGGTTCTAATTCGGGTGGTGGAAGTCTCGGTGATTCTTCCACGCCCGTAGTTGGTACTGGTAAGTCAGGTTTTGGCACAGTCATAAAAGAAGCCGAGCAATTTAAGCGCGTACTAGGTGGTATTACCGCTGGTATGGAAGGGCTGAGTAAAGCCGCCAGTAAGGCTGGTGCCGCCGTTAAAGGCGTTATGGGTGGTCGTGGTCGTGGTCATAAAGACTCACTAGCCAGTGGTTACAACGCCCCATTAACTAATGGTTCTGCTGACGATGACACTTCTAAGCCAGGGTACATGTCTAGAGTAATCTCAGCCGCTGGAAGACTTAGGTCAAGCAGTGACGATGGCGGTCCTGGTGGTGGCGGTGGTGGTAGTCGCGGCGGTGGTGGCGGTCGTAACATACCTTCATATGCTGGAAAAATAGATGCATTCTCTTCAGCGATGGGTGCAATAGGTAGTGTTGTAGGCGCTGGTGTAGCCACTATGGATGCCCGCATTGCCCGTGGTTACGCGTACTCATCGTCAGCCGACAAAATGTCGGTTATGTACCAGCAAATTACTGGATTAAGTAATGCTGGTGTTCGGAATGCATATCGTCAACCATTAACAAATTACCGACTTGGTGAAAATGGTATTAATACCCTACTGGGTATGCAAGCATCCACGGGTATTGGTGCCCTTAATCAAGCCTCTTCCGCAGAAGGTCTTAACGCCCTGTCAGGGTACAGCCTTGGTACACAGGGTGTAGCAAACATGCTCACTAACATGGGTAGCGCACAAACCGCTAACCGCATGTTTATGACAACTGGTATGAGTCTCTATAAGCCAGGTGGCGGTCAACGCACTGGTACCGAGATGATACAGAATCTCGCAAGATCATCAGGTCTAACGGGTCTTAAGAATATTGAAGGTGCTCTCCAACAGGGTAGTAATACTCGCGCCCGTTTAACAGACATGGGTGTTGATACTGCTACTCAAGACCTGGTCATTCAATACGCCATGGCTAACAAACAGTATGGTGCTAAGGGTGGCAAGGGTATGTACGACCCATCCGACAAGAACCAACGCCGTATGGTGGGTATTGAAGATAACTTTGCCACGCAAATTGAAGAAACAACTCGCGTCAAAACCAATCGTGAAGAAACTTTCTATGGCACCCAGCAAGAAAGTTTTGCCAAACTTGAAAAGGCAACACAAAGTCTTGAAGTAATGTTTGGAAAACTTGAAGAACGAATGAAAGACATTGTCGGTAAGGCTATTGAAACTAAGCCTAAGCGCGGTGCGCTTGGTGGCATTCTAAAAACTGTTGGACCCCTCGTCAGTATGGCAGGAATGGCGTTACTTGCTACGGGAGCGGGAGCACCATTAGGTGCTGGATTAATGGGTCTTGGTGCGGTGGCTACTGCGGGTGGAACCGCCATTGACCCTGGCGGTGGTGGCGACCCAGGACCTGGTCGTAATCTACCCTCAATGGGTAGAACTGGTGACCCAGGACCTGGTTCAAAGAAAATGCATCCCACAATGCAACAGCGCGTAGAGCAACTAGTTGCGGCATCGGGTGGCAAGGTTGGTATTGGTACTGGGTATCGTAGCGTTGCTGATCAAGAAGCAATGTTCCGTTCCCGTTATCGTAAGACATCAAGTCCCACAGATAAAAGTGGTAATAAGAACTGGGAGTGGGATGGCTCTTACTGGGAGCATGTGAGTGGCGCCCAAGCCGCTCCCCCTGGTCGCTCAATGCACGAAATTGGATTGGCGGCTGACTTAACTGGTGACATGGGTTGGATTACTGCAAATGCCGCTCGCTTTGGTTTGAAGCACTTTGCCAATATGGGAGAGCCTTGGCATGTCCAGCCATCGGAACTACCTAGTGGTCGTAGTGAGTATGAAAAAGCAGGTCGTCCATGGGGCGGTGCACCAATGTCATCAAGTGGCGGTGGTAGCGGAGACAGCGAACACGGTTCAGGTAATAAGAACTTAGGTATGAGTGCTGGTATTAATATATTCTCCCTTAAGGGTATGAGTATGTCTGACTCTATTGCGGCATTCCGTTCTGGTGGTACCCTTGGTTCAACTGGGTTAAGCGGCGGCTCTGGCAGTAGGGTTAGAAGTACGCGTAGCGGTGGTTCAATAAGTGGAAGCGGTTCTACTTTCAGTGGAGCGTTTACCAACGGGGGCATGGCCCGTAGTGGTGTTGACATCCAACAATGGTCTACTGATTTCTTAAACCGAGTTGGGGCACCCGTGACTGCTTCAAACCTAGAAGCCATGTCAGCATGGATTGCTAGTGAGGGTACTCGTGCGGCGTATAACCCATTGGCTGTTAAGAGTGCTCCAAAAGACCCCGCCGATGTGGCATTGGGGCAATGGTCAAAGTTTAATAATGAGGGATCAGGTGTAAAGAACTTTGCTAATTATGAGCAAGGTATGCGTATGAATGTTTTTCATATACAGAACTATGGTAAGCGTGTCATTAACGCCTTAAAGAGTAGTAGTAACGACCCATACGCTGTAGCAGAATCTGTTAACAAGATGTATGCAAGTTGGGGCGGAAATAAAGTTATGTCCAGTGTGCTTAAGAGCCGTGGCATACCAATGGGTGACCAAACAGGTGATCCTATGCCTCGCACGGCAAATACTGGGGGAGGAAGTACTACCTTCCAAAGTGGTTCAACTTTTAATATTGCTCCTATTATTAATGTTAATAGCAGTGGTAATAGTTATGTTGATGCCGAAGTCATAGCACGAGAAGTTGCCATGATCTTAGAAAGAGAAATTCGTATTAAAGAACTGAGGATGGCGTAATGGCTAGTCAGTATGTATCACAGCAATGGTCTAACTTACCTGCTGGTGTTGCGGGTCCAGGTGGCGCTTCATTAGAAAGAACTCAGGAAGATAACCCTGACTTTAAATACCCAGGACGATTCCGACGCGACCTTGGTGGTGGTAATCCTCAGATTATTCAACGCGGTTTTATGCGTTCGTTACTTGGAAGTGTTCCGTTAGGAGATGGGGGTACCGTAGGTGACGCACTTGGAAATTCGCGTTTCTTTTTTCAATTTAACCCCCAACAGATTCAACGAGCAGTGTCTGTATCTGGCGGGTTAATGAACCCATTACTTCAAGACCCTGGTCAATTCTCAGTTGCAACTCCTGGTAACGCCACATTCTCGTTTGATATCTTTTTAAACCGTGAGGCAGAAGTTAACGCTCAAAGTAACTATCTTGTTAAATCCCGTGTTGACCCAGATGATCGGCAATACAGAAACGGTAGTAACACATACGAACCTTCAGTTGAGCAAGACCCTGGTAGATATGGCGTCTTATCCGATATCCAGGTATTAGATAACATCATTGGTCAAGGTATTACACAAAAGACAATTGCGGCACTAGCAAAAATCCAAAGCCTTAGTTCATCATGGGATACTTCAGAAACATCTGCTGGTGCATCAGTTACTGGAGCCGCTGAGAACTACAAAACCGCTGAAGAAATGAATGCTGCTCTTACTAATATTCAATTTGGTAACAGCGCCTTTTTGATTAGCACACCTGTACGAATTGTATTCTCATCAATGTTTATGATTGATGGATTCATTCAAGGTTCAAATGTTATGTTCTCTAAATTTAGTGGAGATATGGTCCCAACAGTATGTGCAATCAATATTACTGTTGAGGCTAAGTACATTGGTTTTGCTAAAGAAAAAACATACCTTACTGAATCATTAGCAAGCGCCGTTGAGAATGCTAATAAAGAGGGAACGGTTATTGCTGAACCAATTGTGGGTGATCAGGCCGAGTACGACTTACTCCGAACATGGTTAGGTGGTCTGCCAGATTATCAAATCGGTCTCGCTGGCGTGTCTGGTGATGATTACTACTCCAGCGATTGGACTTTTGTTAGTGACCGCACTATATCTGAGATATTAGGGTTTGGCGATGTTCGTTGTATGTTTGGTTTTAGGGATAATGTAAATGAAACTGGTGGTGATTCTACGATTGCTAAGGCATTCCAAGAAGGTAAATATGGAATTACTATTGAACACACTCCTGAGGTTTATGTTTGGCGAAGTTTTGTTACTGATTCAGAAGCAATTACGGCTACTAATAATGGTAAGACCGAATCAAACACAGATATTGGTCCTGGAAAAGAACTGAAAGGTGTTGCAACTGGGTTTGCGGCGCTAACTGGGGCTAACCAAAACTATTCACGAGATGTTTTATTACTCGCATTAAATCCAGCAACAGCAGTAGCAACAAGTATTGATAGTTGGGCAAAATTCCATGCGTACGGTGGTGCCACTGATGAGTATCCAGGAGAAACAGACACCAAATCAAGTTTTGATATAGCACCACAAGGTAAACAGTCCAACGCAGTATATGGGTCTGCCAAAGTTGGTTCTCCCCCTAACATTGAGGCTAAAGACCAAGACTCCGCACAACGGGCTTACATATCTGAGAATTATTATAGTGATGCCGCGGACTATAAGTTTATAATAGATATGAAGGTAAAAATTAAAGCAAGTATTAGTTCTTTAATAAATAATAAACAAAGTAAAAGAAGTGAAATAACATTTGAGGTATATAAAACAGTGCTTCAAGATGCAGATAAACGCTGTATTCAATTAATACAAATTGATCTCAAAGATGTTCCAAAGGGTTGATCATGGCTTTTATTCAATCAATATCTCGTTACTACAAACAACCAGTAGCCGACAGTAGTGGTACTTATATCTCTTTAAGAAAGTATAGTAATGGTACTAGGTACTACTTATACACAACTAAGACTGGCGATAGTTTTGATTTAATTGCCTCACGGATAATGAATGATCCTGAGCGTTATTGGGAAATTGCTGATCTTAATCCACATGTCCCATTCCCTGATGAAGTGCCTGTGGGAACAGTTCTTCGGATTCCCGTTCAATGATCTTTAAGTCAACAAGCCCAATATCTCCTAAAGTTGAAATTGTCGTAAACGATGTACCTACCCGCAACATGTCAATTGTTCAAGTAGAACTTGATTTATGTGAAAATAAACATGATCTTCTAAAAATGAAGATAGCCGGTATTCCATCGCAGTTAATAACTGAGTACATAAATAAACCAGTTTATTGTTACTGGGGATTTGGTATTAATTTCCATGAGTTCTGTGGATACATCGCGTCCATAGAGCCTTCATTTAAAAACTATGAAGGAACTGTTAATGGAAGTCAGTTTCAATTAGTTGAGGTGTTATGTATTGGTGCCTCCTATAACATGCGTTCTAAGAAAACTAAACTATGGGAAAACTGTTCTATCCAAAAAGTAGCCACTGAACTGGCTGACAAATATAAATTTAGTGTTTCTACTATTTGTGAAAAGTTTGAGTACCCACGCATTGTTCAGTCAGAAGAATCAGATTGGGAGTTCTTAAACAAAGTTGCTGACATGTATGGTCTCTGTGTATCACTGCACGGAACGCACCTACATGTTTGGAACCCCATGCGCTCACTTGGTCGTCAAACCTCATACCATGAACTTAAAAACATCAAAGCCCGTGGTGGCGATACAAGTGCCTTCCCAGCCGTTATTTTGTCTATGCAGGGTGTTTTTGGCGATTCCATTAAACCTAGGACTAATCATAATATCTCAGTAACAAGCCTTGATAACCAGGGATTTACTTACACATCAAATCAGTTTGAAGAAACAACTGGATTTGGTAAACAAATTGATTTAAATATCACAGACAATATCAGTGTTAACGCTACTTCTGTTGCAATGGCTGATACCTTGGTTGCCGCTAATAATAGAGGAATTAATATCCTTAATGCTAATCTTGCATTGACAGGCACAGCAGGGGCATTACCAGGGGGGTTGGTTAACATAACTAACTTTGAATCAACTTTTGATGGTCTGTGGTACATTAAAGATGTAAAGCATACGCTTACCCGCAGTGAGTTTTTTACACATATGCTCGTATCTAAGAAAGATACAAACGACGAGTACCCCACATTCCAAGCAATGTCTACGCCCCCTGAACCACCTGAACCAGTGGTTACTCACGGGGCATGGACATCATCGGTAGAAATGGTAGATTATTATGTTTAAAAACCATTTATTTAAACTTTTAATGATAACTCTAGTCAGTATTAGTTTTGGTTCTTTTTACATAGTATTTTGTATGTACAATCTTTATAAAAGTGTAGGTGGAAATAAATAATGAGATCAATATACTTACCATTAAAATTTAATAATGGAAAAATAGCAACAACTACTGATTTTGACACAATTATTAAACAAAAGATTGTTGATGTGCTCGCTGTGTCCCGAGGTGAGCGCGTCATGCGCCCACAGTACGGTGTTGGCGCCTATGGCATGTTGTATACCACTATTGATCCATTGGTATGGGCGGATTTTAAACAAGAAGCCCTACTGGCAATGTCAGAAGATGTTAGTGGTGTAATTATCCACGATATTAAAATAGAATCTGGTGACCCAAAACAATTGAGTGATCCCACAACGGTGACTATTACCGTTACATATCAGATACCCACATCACAAATATCAAGTGTTACACTTAATGTTAGTGACATTTTAAACGAGGACATGTATGCCTAACTTTGATAACACCGCTAGAGATTACTCCTCTATTCGTACTAATCTTACGAATAGAGCAAGTAGTTCGTTGCCTGAATGGTCGGGCGATGACGCCTCAGACTTTATGTCTACCCTTATTGACCTGTGGGCGTATAGCGCCGACATTATGCACTATTACATTGATCGTGCTTCTACTGAGGCATTCCTTGGTACCGCTACCCAACGCAGTAGTGTTGTATCGCTGGCTAACCTCTATGGGTATGTTCCTAACTATGTTAAAGCCGCCACTGCATCACTGTCAGTCACAAACAACTCAGCATCAGCAGTAACTATTCCAGCAGATACTCAGTTTATTTCAACTGATGGGCAACAGTTTATTTCTACTTCCGCATATTCCGTTGGAGCGAATAGTACAGCAACTGTGAATGTTATTCAGGGTAAAAAGTACACAGCAGAGGCAGTTACTTCAGAAAGCAACTCAATTAGTAGTTCTAGCGATGGTACGCCAGGTCAGCGTTTTCGGTTGTACCGAACTGGTGTTGCTGTAAGTACCGTTCAGGTTTTTGTAAAAGAGGGTGCTTTTGGTGAGGTAGTAGAATGGACCCGCGTAACTAACCTCACTAAGTACGGACCAAATGATTCAGTGTTCACAATCTATGTAACTCCAACAGGAATTACACAAATTGTTTTTGGTAATGGTGTTAATGGTAGAATACCCACGGTTAAATCAGACATTACATGCACCTATGTCCAAACATCAGGGTCGGTTGGAAATGTGGCGGCTAACACAATTACAAAACTAGTTAGTAGTAGTTATCCAACTATTATCAATATCACTAATGTTGTCGCGGCTGGCGGTGGTTCTGATATTGAAAGTATTGATTCAATTAAACGAGCCATCCCCAGTGTGATTAGAACGCGTAATGGTGCTGTGTCGTTATCGGACTTTGAAGACTTGGCCCTTACAACACAGGGTGTGTCTAAAGCAGTAGTTAGTTACTTGGGGTCAGCATCAACTGGCGCCTCAATTACAGCAACAGTTATTAATACGCAAACAGAATATTTAACAGATGGTGCGGCTTCCGTATCTATCCCAACTGACTTGCGTGAGCGAGTATCTCGTGAACTATTAGATAACGCAATGCTTGGAGTTACTTTAATAAATGTACCAAATACGGTAAGTTTTACTAAACTTTACTTATACTTAGATTTGTTTGTTAAATCAAACTATGTAAGCACTGTTGTTGTTGCTGATGTAAATAATGCTATTGATAATTTGTTATCATTTGGCAATGTGTCATTTGGGCAGGTAATCACGATAGGTGATATTTACCGAGCGGCGACAGCAGTTAATGGGGTTGACTATGCCGTTGTAACTGGGTTCAACACCACAAACACTAACTCTATTCTTAATAGCGGAAAACTGACAATTGATTCTAACAAACTATTGAAGAAGGGAGCCGTTACTATCGCACCGTATGGCGGTGTTTCGGCAGTCTAATGGCTCGTATATCCTTTACATTTAAAACTAATATTGGAACGAATGCATCAACTACTGGTTCGTTCCTTCAAGCAGGTTCTGCGAATATTGGTGTGGATAACTCTTCTGCATTAAAATCTGATGGATACACAGTACCGCCACTTGATCCTTCGTCCTCTTCCTATTTCTCAGCAATTGCAACTGACTATGACAATGTGGAGTTGCGTTGGGGAATTACAACACCACTTATTGATCCAGCATCGCTTGGAGAAGCAGTACAAGCCGTATCGTTAGCACTGTGTTACTCACCGTTTGGTCCACCACAAACACTTGCTGATGGTCAGTTGCTTGAAACAATTACAGCAAGTAACAGTGTTTCAAAATTACCCCACCATGGTCTCAGTAGTGGCTCCTGGGCTTACTACAGTTTATTTGTAAAATACTCATCTACAACGACTCGTTCATGGTACGAGAAACTTGGCTCTACTGAGGTTCTTGTTCCATTTAATTATGGGTCAACTAACATGCTTTATAGGCGCATTCCATTACATTACCGTCTACAAGATGAGCAACTGGGTATAACTAACCCATTGGGTATTTTTGATGATCGTCCTGATATTGCTATGGCTGGACCGCTATACCGAATGCTGGATGTGTTCGGTTGGGACATTGATGTTTTGCGAACAACAGTTGATTATGTCATGCAACAAAAAGACCCCAATACAGCAAACAGCGACATGCTTAAAAACCTAGCATTAGAGGTTGGTCTTCCGTTAGACATTGAATCTTTAGGTGCCGCTAACCTAAGAAACATATTGATTGACTACGGTTACCTAACTCAAAATGAGGGGCTACCTACCGGAGTACAAGAATATATAACAGCAGTATCAGGGTGTAACTCTACTATTACTTTTAATAGAAGTAACTTATTTAGTGCTACACAAAAGGCAATGAGTAGTGTGGCGGTTACTACTAATGGTAGTAGCGCCCCTGCTACTGGTCAGTGGCTCTTACAACATGGTACAACTGGTACGCCAACAATTGCATTAACTGCGGCAAGTGTTTTTACGGGTAAGAATATTGTCACCCCTACGACTGCCTTACAGATTACTTATTCATCAGGAACTGGTGTGCAAGTTGCATGTCTGAAAACTAAAGTTCAAAATGTTAGTCAAGCAAGCAATATGTACTTAGACTTTGGTGCTACATACGGAACGGCTACTGGTGCGAGTGTTCTTGGTTGGGCGTTATCAACAACTGTTCAAGCGGCGTCAGTAGTGGCATTCACTACTAGTACTGGAACTGCATCATCTGCTACTAGTTTTATTCCAACGCTGACAAATGGGTCAACCAGTGTGTATGAACAACCTGTCTATTTGGGAACACCTGGAAATGGAACTCTTAGTACAACTGATATGTACTTACACATGTGGGTTGCCATGGATGCAAATAGTGAGTCTGTCTTTATTATTCCAAATAGTATTAATACACTAAATAACTATCCTTATAATATTGATGTTGACTCTCAAAAACTTAACCTTGTGCGAGACCCCCAATTTACGGGTGGAATAAGTACCTCTGCCGCTTCAGCAACTGTTGCCAGCAAATATTGGAGAGCGTATACATCAACGGGAACTAACACGGTTGATGTTACTAACAGAGTCCTAACACTCACTCCGTCTACAGCCGCTTCGGTTACCTTGACAACAAACATTACAAACGATGGCACTACCTATAACTACACCCCAGTATTGCGTGGAATTAACTACTATTTTTCTATTGATGATATTAACGATAATGTTTATAAGGTCACATTACAAAATGACGACAGTACAACTACTGTTGCTCAGTCAACACTGATTTACCGCAAAGACACATTGACAAATGGATTCAGAAAATACTGGCAACTAACTGTTCCTGACTCTTCTCCATGGTACCCACTTAACTCATACAGATACTCTATTCATGTTTGGGCGACAGCCACTACTAGTGTTCCAATGAAAGTTACAAGACCACTGTTTGAACCGTACTCCCCCAATGAGTACTTTGACGGCAACTCAGATAATGGTGGTTGGCTTGGTGGTTCCGAGGGTGGCGTTGGTGCGATTAACTCTAATGCTGACTATCGGTGGGGTGGGGCTACCGCACATACGAGTTTTTCATATTACACATCCGACTACAACCGCTCTGTGAATAATGTTAAACAAGTAATTGATAATGTTGTCCCAGCAACTGAATACACCACGGCTCTTGCTAACCTGAGGTTTAACCGAATCCCGGGTTACACAGGAGCAGGACAACCGTGACCTTACTCATAGGCGGCTTAGCCGTTTATAAAGTTATCCATATCATTACAAGTGCCTTGCCAAAGAAACTGAATGGTTGGGTCATTGTTTTGTCTGGGGCAATTCTGGGAATCATTATTTCCGTCTTTATATCTTCCGAGGATGTTGTGTTTAGTGGGTTGGCTATGGCTACAATTGCCAGTGCCACTCACTCGGTGTTGCGATTGATCACTCTCGTAGGTGACTCATCAATACGCCAGTCCTTCCAATAGGAGAACAACATGCCCACCAAGAAAGTTATTGGTGTTATCGGAAAAGGTAACGCCAGCCTCAACATCATTGAAGACTCATTGTCCGAACTGGTCAATGACAGTATCTTTGTCCTGCCATGGTACGGCGGTAAGCCTGATGAAAGTCTTGACCGCGTCTACACCGCAATCATTGACTTTGGTCATGAGTACATCATGGTCGGTAACCGTATTCCGCGCTCAGTCTTAAAAGATGCCAAGGATTGGGAAGATACTGAGGATGCAAACTCCGCAGTACTCAATTATGTACAACGATTAGCGGGTGAGAAGTCGTTGCTCGTTTTGTGGGATGACGCTCCTGAAACTGAAGACACATTGCTGAAGGCTCATGCCAGCGGTATCCGTTTGCTTGACCTCACAAATGCACTTGCGCCAATTGATGTCGTTGATGTGCAGGAAGTCGTAGAAACCCCTGAAGTGCCAGCAGTCAACACTGCACGAGAAGAAGCACTTGCGGAAGCCCTTGCTGACATTAATAAAAAGTATGACTCAGAAGTAACCGCTCCTGAGTCGGGAGCATTCACTGAAGCGGAACTCCGATCTCAGCCAATCGCATCATTGCGTCGTCAGGCTAAGTTGCTTGGGATTGAAATTGAAAAGACTACGACCAAGGAACAACTCATCGGTATCCTGATGAATGGTCTTGATGACATTGGTTTGGTTGAGCCAGTAACTAAACTGCCAGTAACTAAACTGCCAGTAACTAAACTGCCAGTAACTGCTTTGAAGGTCACCGTGCACAGGTCTGAGTATGAATTGGCGCATTACATGTTTTCTAGTGAAAATATTCCCCATGTTGAACAAATATTGGGCGCTCTACAAATGATTGCACCAGAAGATGACAATGTACATTCATTTTAAAATGTAGCCACAGTTACATCCAAATGTAGCCACAATAAGAAACACCCCCTTGCGGGGGTGTTTTGTTATTCACTTCTTTTTAGCGGGAGACTTTTTGGCTGGTGCCTTTTTGGCTTTTGCTGGACCTTTTCCGTAGCCAGGGTCCTTCTTGTCTTTGATACCACATCCACATGCTGTGCACATATCATTTACCTCCCTTCTTAGACGCTTTCATATTGTCAATAAGATTAGGGTAAGGCCGGCCCGCGGCCTTGGCGGCGGCTTTTGCCTTAGCCTTCTGATCGGGGGTTAGTTTCTTATCAGACTTAGTGGGGTCTTTGGTTTCCCATACCTTCTTTTTAGTAGCCATCAGCAGTCCCAAGCACGAAGAGATTTGTTAATACGGGAGTTAGGGTCTTTAGCAGTTTTGGATGAAGTGTTCTTTTCCTTCATGCCTTCCATACGCGCACAAAAAGAAGCACGACGAGACGCTGATTTTGGAGATTTAGCGGCTTGCTCCTTCTTTACTGGTGGCTTAAGGTCGCTACCAGGATTCGCCTTTTCATAGGACTTGCGCCCTTTTTCATTAAGTCCACCCTCGGGGTCCTTGCCCTCAGAGCGTGTCCACGCTTCGGTCTTTTTCTTAGTTGCCATAGTTACTTCTTTCCTCGGTTACGGGCGCGATTCTTAGATGGGTCTTCCTTAACTAATTTACCATCTTTTGTGTGAGATAGATCATCCCCACCCTTACCCATAATGCCACGCTTGCGTCGCTCCTCCGAGAGTTCGCGGCGCTTTTCCTTCTGTTCAGGCTTAGCGTTAAATTTCTTATCTGTTTCAGCCTTTTTCTTACGAGCCTCAGGGTTATCTCGGTAGTACTGTGCTGTCCGCTTTGGGTCTTCTGCTTTACGGGGAGCCATTACTTCACCGAAGCCCGCAACTGCCACGACCACTTCATTTGGCTGTCAACCCTCTCAGATAAGAAGTTTGCAATGCCCTGCTGGTCAGCCTTTGTTGCTTCTTTGAATGAAGCATTTAACTGAGCAATTAGCGCCTCGTTAGCCTTCAGTAGGGCTGAGGACATTGCCTTTGGAGTTGGGCTTACCTCTTTAACTTCAATCGTTCGTAGGTCAATAAACTTCTGAAGATTAAACGGGGCGTAATCATCCAACTTGCGGATGTTCTCAGCCACTGGGTCAATCATCGCATATGCATCTTCATAGATTTCTGCGAAGAGACCGTGGTACTGGCTGAAGTCAGAACCCTCAACATTCCAGTGAAATCCGTGCGCCATGAAGTAGAAAGTGACGGTGTCAGATAACAGGGTTTTGAGGGATTTGGTAAGGGCTGGGGCTGTCGCCATGTGTGGACTCCTTGTATGGAATGGGGCGCTTATAGCATAACTCTACACTATAGCGCCCCATCCATAACCACCACGCTGAGCAAGGAGATCAGCGACACCCGAGGAGAACCACCAACTCGGTGTTTAGATCATACAGAAAGAAATCAGTGTACGCAACACCTTCTCCTCCTTTTCTTGTGTATGCTTTCCGACACCACGAGGAGCCACCATGTCTAGAAAACTTAACGGACCATTTGCCGCGGTCCCAATATGGGCGATTGATTTGATCACCAAAAAGGGCAATCCGACCCACTCCCATATCCTCATGTGCATCATCCGCTTGACCCCTTTTGATGGCAATCCGATTATGACAATTGACGACATCTCAGGAATCTCAGGACTGTCACCTTCTACGGTTAAACGATCAATTAAGTGGTTAGAGTTACACAAAGTAGTAACATCAACCATACTTTCAGCGAACCGTGGGAAGAGCATAATTGTTAATTACCGCAAGCCCAAAGGGGGGTTCACCAGTGACCTAGCCCTACGCAAAGGTGGGGTCACCAGTGACCTGCCTACCCCCAAAGGGGGGGTCACCAGTGACCTACCAGGGGGGTCACCAGTGAACCCCCCACGAGGCTGTGAGCAGGGGGAACGCGTCTCTATAGATAGTACTTTAGATATAGTACAAAGGAAAATGTCTAACGACATTTTCCTTTGTGGGCTTCGCCCGAAAAAACAACAAGGAGAACCTATGCCCACTTTTGGTGCTGACCCCGACAACGACCGACCATGGGATGAGACCATCGCCCTGAAGAAAACCACCAGTGAAGTCTCACAAGTACTAGATCATTTTGAACTCACCGCCCGCAGGGTTGGTGGGAAGATAACCCCCACGGGGGAGCGCCCAGCATTCCGCGCTCAGATCAAGCGCCTAATCAACGCTGGGGTCAAGGTCCCCGACCTGACCAAGATGACCGAGGAATTCTTTGCCCTATCACGGAACATTGAATCCCCAGCGCCATGGCGAGTCTTTTGTTCCCGAGAAGTCCAAACAGGGATGATGTCCAAAATGACAGGGGTCTCGCAGAACTCCCCGATACTGGGGTGGGTATCCGACGATTTTCAGCATGGCTCCGATCTCCCATGGGACGAAGACATTAATCAAAAAATGCAAAAGATTATTTGGAGGCGAGGGATGGATGTCGCGTACAGATATCCCGAGTTGCTGGTGGGTATCGCAGAAGTGGCATTTGAAGACATCTCGTTTTTTGATACTTTAATCCAGTCAGCATCCTTCCTCATCACAAACTGCACGACAGTGCTTGACAACGAACTGGCTCCTGTGCGTAGTATCTTGACCGACGCAGGGATTGTCATCCCCGAAGATATTCTTGCCCGCAAGAACTTGCGTGAGTTAGCACCATCACTCAAGCAAGCCGTAGTTAATTATCAACTCACAAGGAGAACCACAACATGACCTCAGCACCGCCGACCGAATGGAAATCAGCACGATGGTGGCAGAACCGACCTCTTGAGGAGCGACTTGCATGGGCCAACTTCCCACCGCGTTGGAAAGACGCCCAGTACGAAGAATCTCTGATTTCAGACAAGACCTTTAACGCCATCGCTAAGTTCATCAGCGGTGAATCCAACGGTTTGTTTTTGCATGGACCAAGCGGTGCTGGCAAGACCCCAATCGCAGTATCTATCTTGCGGGACATCCTCACAAACAAATCTGCTTCAGGTCGGTTCATTACGGCAGATCGCTATGTTGAGATGCTCAAGGACCAGTTTGACAACGATAACGAACTTCCCGAGATGTACTCCATGCCACACATCGTCAAGTACCTCAAGGGTGTTTTTGACATTGTCGTGCTTGATGCAGTTGGGGATGAACGATCAACTGAATTCTCACAACATGAAATCGGGAGTTTATTGCGCCGACGCAATGAGGACCTTCGTAAAACAATCATTACAACATGCCTGTCCCCAACCGAATTTGTTCGGCGCTACGGTGATCGTGTTGCAACTGTTCTAGAGGACATGACGATCAGCACGGTGTCCTGATGCAGGGCAATGACCTAGCCCCATACGCACCAATCCAGCAAGCAGTTTTGTTTGAGGGAGTCTTAGCAAGTTACCCAAAAGGTGCAAAGTCAGTACGCAACTGGTTTGCATCAAAAGTCAAAGACATGCCCACACTGGTTAACACCATGAAGCCAAACGAACTACCACTGAAGTCTCTAATTGATTCAGTGAACCGCCGTGGTATTGGTACATTGATTTACACGCTCATGCCAGTTGAGGCAGTTCCCGAAATTGAGCATTGGTTAATCCGCAAAGGTGTTTCTACTTCGGTAGAGGCTTACCCTGACATTGAAACATTGGCAGAAGACCTACGCTTCAACAGAAGTATTCATGTTATTTATGTTGCCACCCAAGAACAGCAAGCAATCATTGGGATACGCGCTACAGTGCTTGGTTCCGAAAGAGCGTGGTAATCATGTCGTCCCCCGAACATCTCCTAGTTTCAAAGATCATCCAAACTGCTGACATTGCAACGCCGTTAAAATCCGGAGTTAAGGAAGAACACTTTTCAGATACATGGCAGGGCGTGTGGCATTGGCTTACGGGCTTTTACCGAGAACACAATGCCGTACCGACAGCGCGTGTATTCAAGTCACAGTACGCCGACATCCAGTTGTATGACGCCGAGGCTGAAACATTCTCACGACTCATTGAGGAAATCTTTCAGGCGCATACTCAGCACCGTTTGATTGAGGTCATCTCAACAACAATGCCATTGTTGAATGTTGGTCGTACCAAAGATGCCCTAGACACACTGACGGTTGGTATTCAAACAGCCGCGGTTGAAGTGTCCCGCATGCGGGATATTGACATCATCCAAAACTGGGAAACTCGCGTTATGCGCTACGAAGAAATGCGTAGCACACCAAACTCCCTGCGCGGTATCCCAACAGGGTTCTTTGGTTTAGACAGAATTACTTCAGGTCTCAGACCGCAACAGTTCGTTGTATTCGTGGGTGAGCCAAAGCGTGGTAAGTCTTTGTTTGCTCTTATCATTGCTAACTCTTGCCACATCCATGGCAAGATTCCCATGTTCGTTTCGTTTGAAATGAGCATTGAGGAACAAGAAGCGCGTTACGACGCAATCATCTCCAAGACCCCATTCAACAAGATTCTTCGTGGTGAGTTAGATAACAAAGAAATGGAACGCATTCGTCGCTCCCTCATGCAACGCAAGAACATGCAACCGTTTATCTTCAGTGAAGACACCTCGTCACTCACGACTATCTCAGCCCTTACGGGCAAGGTCAAGGAGTACTCACCTGACCTATTGATCGTTGACGGTGTGTATCTCATGGACGATGAGGAAGGTGAAGCCAAAGGAAGCCCGCAGGCATTAACCAATATCACCCGTGGTCTAAAGCGTATGTCTCAGAAACTTGACATTCCTGTTGTGGCAACGACGCAGGCTCTTGGTTGGAAACTTGGTAACAAGAAGACGCGAGCAATTACTACCGACGCAATTGGTTACTCATCGTCGTTCGTGCAAGACGCAGACCTAGTACTCGGCGTTGAGCGTAACCCTGACTTAGACGATCAAGCAATCATTCGCGTAGTCGCGGCTCGTTCCGCACCCACAGGTGAAGTACACATCAAGTGGGACTGGGAGAACATGGACTTCTCGGAGGTGACTGCGGATGGCTATGGTGTCGGAGACGCATTTGACTGATCTTGGGAATGTCCTCAAGTCACTCGGCGTAGATATTCGCCGTGCCGAGGGCAAGGAAATCTCAGGACGCTGTCCCGTACACAAGCGCGTCACGGGACGCGATGATGGTTCCCCATCATGGAGTATGAGTGCAGAGACTGGTCTATGGATTTGTTTCTCATGCGGTGCCCGCGGAACATTGAGCATGCTGGTCTCAGAATTAACTGGAGAACCAGACGCGATTATGGCTGTCCATCACTTTCTGATTGACCGCAACTTAGAAAGACTTACTTCTGAGGTAGAAGTTGCTAAAAAGAAACCCGAAGTTGATTGGATTTCATTTTCAAAGTTTGGTGCCGCACCCGAAACAGAACTCAGGAAACGAGCAATTGACCCCGACCAAGCCCGAAGTCATGGTATCCGATGGGATACGGAGCGAGCCGCTTGGATTATCCCCATCGTTAACCAGTTTGGTGACCTACAGGGATGGCAGACCAAGGCTAAGGACTGGGTCCGCAACTTCCCAGTTGGTGTCAAGAAATCTGAGAGCCTGTTTGGCATTGAACGCTTCAAGGGCGGTACAGCAATCTTGGTGGAATCCCCACTTGATGTTGTGCGCTTTGCCAGTGTCTTTGACAAGCCACAAGCCTTAGCGACTTTTGGGGCGGCTGTCAGTACCAAGCAGATCGGTCTCTTAGCATCAGTTGCTGACAAGGTAATCATTGCAATGGATAACGACGATGCTGGAAAACAGTCATCAAAGAAGTTCTTTAAATCCTTGCCATACTTCCGCAAAGGTGTATGGTGGTGGGATTATTCGGGGACTACCGCCAAAGACATTGGTGACATGACCAATAATGAAATAGAACTCGGATTAATAAACTCAACGCAAATGCCGAATTGGTAATCTGCGCGCTATATTTACAAATCAACCCAGGAGGACCAAATGCCCAAAATTATTAGACAAGAACCATCACCGTCTGAGGACAACTACATCCAAAGGCTTACCGAGGAATACCTCAAGTCAAAGACTTTCAGTGATTTAGCCACTGCCCGTACCGACGAATTGAAAAAAGAGTTGTCGGCGCTAGTTGACACTGATGGGTATGCCGACCATAAGGGAAGCAAGTGGATTGAGACCAAGGGTGGTATTCAATTAAAGCGCGAGCGTCGCGTCTCAGTTTCCTTGAACCATGAGTCAGCCCGCGAATGGGCTGAGAAGAACGACCTGTGGGATCAGATATCCGTCACCGTTCAGATGTTGGATGAAGATGCCCTCGCTACCGTGGCTTGGGAACACCCCGAATTGCAATCAGAAATCCAGGAACTGTACTCCGAAAAGGAATCGTGGGCTTTTAAGGTCATTGAACCTAAAAAGTAATACATGATAACCTTAAAACAAAGGGAGGCAGTCATGTCTAAGTCAACAACCGATCAAGTACCTCCCGGGAGATGGGAATGTCCGAAATGTGGCTCTCTACTGGAGACGATGATCCCAACGAACGGACCACCTCTGTGTTCCCGACACACTGGTGGCGTCGTCCCGTTCATAATGACAACCAAGAAGCCCGCGAAGGAGACTCCGAGTTCATCCTGACAGTGGATGCAATCGTTAGTCTCTTACGAGTAATTTCTGTATGTCCAACTGAAGATTTAGCAAATGCATTATGTGATTCTGAAACTGGTGTTTCATTAGATGAACAAGAGCGAATAGTCTCATGGTGCGATAATTTGGCTGACGGTATTGTTAGTTACGAGGAATAACAATGGGGATTGACCCAATTGAACTAATGGGAGGATTACCTGACTGGCCTGGTTCCCGCCCACCTAAAAATAGAGGTAAAAACAAACCAATTGCAGTCAATACTATTAATGGCGCACAATCTAAGAGTTATCGCATTAATGGTGTAGATGTAGAAATGTTCACAATTGGCGAAGCAGGAAAAGCAATCAACCGATCAGCAAGTACACTAAGAATGTGGGAGCATCAAGGGTGGATACCAAAGACCAACTACAGGACATCCGCACCTCGGAAATCTCAGTTACCAAACAAAGTACCCAAGGGTCGTCGCCTGTATACTCGCAAGCAAGTAGAATTCCTGAAAGACTGTATACAGCGCTTCAACTTGGACGACAGAAACTCCAAGCACTGGAATGACTTTAGACATTACGCAATAACTAATTGGCCCAAGTGACTTGGGAAATTATTAAGAAAAACGCGCCGAACAGCAAATCGCAAGATATGCTCGGTCACCAAGAACTTATCGGTCGCCAATAGGCGCCTGACAAGTAACCAACAAACACAAACACACACGAGAAAGAAAAATCATGCCCAGATACGATGATGACGACGACGCTTTTGAAAAAGACGAAGTCGCATATGAAGCCCCACGAAAGTCACGAGCCATTGAGGATGACGATGACGACGACGATGCCCCCGTGCGTAAGCCCGCAAAAGCGGAACCCGCACCCCGCAAAGTAATTCGCGGTGGTTGGGAAGGCGTCTCCCAGTTGAAGTCAAGCGTTACCGACTCGTCATACGCACAGCGCCTCAAGATTGCTGAAGAGCCAATCATTATCAAGTTCCTTGAAGCCGCACCATACGCCGCCTATCGCCAACACTGGATGGAGCGCACTGGTCAGAAGTCATTCACTTGCATCGCCAATATTGATGATCGTGGATGCCCATTGTGCGAATCAGGTAACAAGCCCAGCAACAAGTTCGCATTCAATGTGGTCCTGTTGACTCAAGATGAAGAACCTGTACTTCGCTCATACGAAGTTGGCTCACGCGTCATTGACCAGTTGAAGAACTTCAATGATGATCCTCGCCAAGGACCACTCCCCAAGCACTACTGGGCTGTTTCACGCTCAGGCAAGGGTGCGACCACCGCTACCAACCATCAGTTGGTAAAGGCTCGTGACCTTGAAGAGGAATGGGGCGTTCAAGACTTGAGCGATGATGAATTAGGAAAGTTTCTTCGGAGTGCTTATACGGAAGAGATTATCCCGATTCCCAACCGCAAAGAATTACTCGCCATTTCGTCTGAAGAATGAGCGTAAATATTCGTAGCGAGGGGAGGGGTCTAACAGCCCCTCCCCTTGTTGTTTCTACGATTGAAGAAATCCATGAGATCGTTAAGATCGTGCAAAGCGTAGGTGCTTTTGCATTTGATGTGGAGACACGCGGAATAGTTGAGCGTCATGCTGACGCCATGAATGCATTTAACACTGAACTCAAGCAACACCTAGCCGACATGGTGACTACTTCCCCAGCGGTTAGAGAAGCCACGCAAGAACGACTGATGGAAAAGTGGCGAGGTATCATCGCCCTTGATCCCTTGCGTAACGAAGTCTTTTGGATTGGTATAGCCACCGATGGTCATTCCTGGGCTATACCAATGGGACATTTATGCGGTGAGATCATTGTCCCCGAAGAAGTTGGCGACGGTTCAACCGTTCCCCCTACTGGCTACCGCAAACTAAAAAAGGATGGGACTGAGTCCGAGGCAAAGATTCGTTACCGTATCCCCGCTGTATTCAGCGCACCACCCGAACAACTATCTCGTTCTGATGTGTTTACAGCATTAGAACCCTTATTCTCTGACCCAAATATCATCAAGGTGGGTCACAATGTCAAGTTTGACGCCCGCTCTATTCGCAAGTATCTAAATGTTGAGTTACCTTTGTCAGGATTTATGGACACGATGCTCATGCAACACATCGTGAATGAGAATCTCCGTGGCTACAGCCTGACAGATTTAATCGCCCACAATTATGACGGGCACGATGCCTATTACAAAGAGGGCAAACTCGGCAAGATCATCAATACCGTGGCGTTCTCATCGGCTACCAAATATGTCCACCTAGATGTCCGCTGGACATGGATGCTTTACAAGCGACTGTGGAACAAGATCAAGAACAAAGAAGGTCTACGGAACGCCCTTGATCAAGACATGGTTGTACTCCGTGTCATTATGGACATGGAAGACATTGGTATTCCTGTCAAAAAAAGTGCCATGGTTGTCCTTGGTCGGGAACTAGATGGTCGCATGCGCGATCTCTTAAATGAGATGTCCCAGTTCACCCCCCTAGGATTCAACCCCGATAGCAACAAGAGTAAGCAAGAGTTCTTATTTAAAAGCAAAGCAGACGGTGGTCTTGGTCTAAAGTCCCACAAGCAGACTGCTAAAGGTGCGTCCTCTGTTGACGAAGAAGCATTGCGCTTCATTGAAAACGCTCACCCACTTATTCCCCTAATCCTAGAGTGGCAAGAAGTAAAGAAGATGAAGTCAACCTATGTTGACAGCCTTCTTCTAAAGTTGGTCAACAATAGCCTTCACCCCTCATACCATCTCCACAGAACTGCAACTGGTCGTCTGTCTTCTAGTAACCCCAATCTTCAAAACATTCCAAGAGATTCCAGCATCCGGAGTTTGTTCGTAGCACCAGCCGGTCATACATTGCTCGTGGCTGACTATGATCAGATTGAACTAAGGGTTATGTGCATGTTTTCTAAGGATAAGAATATGAGTAAGTTCTTCCTTGAAGAGCAGGACATCCATGCTGGCGCTGCCGCCCTTGTCCTAAACAAACCAGTCGCTGATGTAACTTCCGAGGAACGACAGTTGGGTAAGGGAGTTAACTTCCTGACAGCGTACGGCGGTGGTGCACAGAAACTTGCTCGCACTACAGGCATTACTGAAAAAAGAGCAAGAGAAGTAATTAATAACTATTACAAACAATTTAGTGGAATATCTGCGTGGAAGAACACTGAGATTATAAAAGCAATACAACGCGGGTATGTGAGTACTTTGTCGGGTCGTCGTCGTCGGCTACCTGAACTTACAAGTCGTGATGAGGGTTTACGAGCACGAGCAGAACGCCAAGCAATCAATGCTATTGTTCAAGGTTCCGCGGCTGATATCTGCAAGATCGCTATGATTGATGTTCACGAAGCACTGAAACCATTCAATGCCAAGATATTGGTACAGGTGCATGACGAGTTAGTGGTAGCAGTCCCAAATAAGCACATAGAAGAAGCACAAAAAGTAATGGTTCAAGCCATGGGTCAAGACCGAGTTATCGCTGGTATCCCATTGAAGGTATCCTGTCATTCAGCAAACTCATGGTCGGAGGCTAAGGGAAAATGAACGAAGATTACGAACCACTGAACCACAGAACATTTCTCCTGACTATGTCCCCACAAGACGGTCAAGAGATTGCCGAGATGGCTGGTTTCTCGCTTCCCTCAGAAGAAGTCATGGAACAAGAAACCACAGATGTTATGGGTAAGTGGTTTACCCTAAAGGCTCTCGGACTACTTGACGACATAACTAAGTGCTCTGAATGGGTGTCCCATATCATCCAGTTACAAAATGACCTTGACGAAAAAGAGGTTGATGTTTCTGTCGCCCTCTTCACTTCGTTTGGTGTTTCACTTATAACCATGCTCTTAGATAACCAAGATATTAAAATATGTGGAGAAATCCCACTAGTTATTCCACCCGATGCACTCAACCAGGTGATCTCAGTGATTAGTATGTTCTCAATTGACCCTCCTGACTTTGACGACGACGACGAAGATGATGGATGGGACGCATATTTCAACGGAGAACAGGAGGACGAAGACGATGAGTGACTGGTGGTCAAGAAAAATAGGTAATCAACCCTCACCCCCTCCGCGGACACCCCCATCAACTATGCCGTCTAGCCCAAGTAACATTAGGTTTCCTCAGGTTCAACAACCTGCACCACAGGCACATTCACAAGTTCAAGCATCTGTTGACGCAAACGGTGAAATCAACATGGGCGAAGCAATTCGTTCATGGAAGGGTGGCGAAGCCGCTCGGCGCGAAACACATGACTGCCCTGAATGTGGCAGTAGCCTAGTCTTCAGCCGATCAAAAGGAATGATCAATGGTCATTCACCTGCACCCCGCTGTTACTGTTGCGGATGGAATGGTAAATACTCACAAGCAGACCAATCTTCTTGGTCTATCTAACAAACGGAAAACAAGATGGACACTTTTGAATCAATCAAGGACATCATCAATAAGAAGCATGGCGCTAATACCATCATCAAGGGTTCAGAGATGCGCCAAGAACTTCCCCGTATTACTACGGGAGTCTTAGCATTTGACCTCATGCTCGGTGGCGGTTGGCCTGTCAACCAATGGTCCGAGATCATTGGAGATGAATCATCAGGTAAGACTGCTCTTGTTCTAAAGACAATCGCGGCTAATCAAGCCTTAGACCCTGAGTGGGTCGTCCTATGGATCGCGGCTGAAGAGTTCGTTCCCGAGTATGCCCAAGCAATTGGCATTGACTTAGAGCGCATTTGGATCGTTGAGACCAACATTATGGAACAGGCATATGACCTCATCACCAAGGCTCTAGATAACCGAGCCGTGGACTGCATCGTGGTTGACTCATTCCCAGCCCTTATCCCCAATGATGAGAACGAAAAGATGATGGAAGAGTTCACCGTAGGTCTCGGTGCGCGACTCACCAGCAAGTTTATGAAGAAGAGCGCCAAGGCTCAGAAGCGTTCAATGGTTAATGCCGACCGTGGTTGCACAGGTTTAATGATTAACCAGTGGCGCGAAAAGATTGGTGTTATGTATGGTGACCCACGAACTACCCCTGGGGGTAAGGCTAAGAACTACCATTATTTCACTCGCGTAGAAGTTAAACGCGATGAGTGGATCAAGGAAAAAGACGAAGCCTTCGGTCAGGTCATCAAAGCGCGTACTTTAAAGAATAAGACTTACCGCCCACAACAGACAGCACAGGTTGATTTTTACTTTGCGGACGGTAGCGCCAGTGGTTTTAAACTCGGTGAGTTTGACACCATTAAAGATATCGTTAATATTGCTATTGCTATTAACGCCATCACACGCGCTGGTGCGTTCTACTCATTCAACGGTCAGAAATGGCAGGGTAAGGACGCTGTCCTTGCATCAGTCCGTGAAGACCTCGGTCTTAGGGATGCCCTCACTGAAGTCGCACGAAACCATTTCGCTGTCAAATGATCATTGGCTCAGACGGTAGCGAAAAGCGATACATTCAGAAGAAATCGCGCAAGCAAGAAGACCGAACAGCGTCTGCCTATAAGGGGAGCCGTAACGCTGGGTCAGGATCGGGTTGGTTGCGTAAGAATGATGTCAGATCAGAACATTTTCTTATTGAGAATAAGTTTACAGATAACCTTAAGTCTTACTCAATCAAGTTTACGGACCTCCGTGATCTAGAAACTGTGGCTATCAAAGAAGACCGAACACCAGTTCTACAATTTGACTTAGGTGGCAAGAGGTATGTCATCCTGCGCGAAGACGACTTTTTGGAGATGATCAGTGAGTAGCAGTAAATGGTTATTAGACCAGTTTAAAGAAAATGCCAAATCAACTGGACGGATTGTACCAATTGTCCGAGTCCAGGCGTCATTAGAAAATGCTAATGGTCAGGCTAAGCGCGATACCTTAGGCTTACACCCCAGCGAAATCTGCAAGAAGGATTGGTGTCCGCGCTCGTCATGGTATGCGATTAAGGGTTTCCCTAAACCAGCCGAGACACTCACTTTTGGTCGTCTTAACATCTTTGCTGAAGGTAACGCCATCCACCATAAGTGGCAACAGTGGTTACGAAACGCTGGAGTTCTACGGGGGCTATTCAAATGCAATGCCTGTGGGACTGTCTCAGAAGAAGACTTCTCATCATGTAGTTGTGGTTCCAATAGCATTCGCTACGCAGAAGTCCCGATCCGTAATGAGGAATACAACATCACGGGTCATGCAGATGGAATCGTTGAAGACGCAAACGGTCAACTTTTGATTGAGATCAAGAGTGTCGGTACTGGGACCATTAGATTTGAGGCTCCTGAGTTATTCGTACCTTACTCTAAGGGTGAAATAACCATAGATGAGTTATGGAACCGCATCCGTAAGCCTTTCCCGTCCCACCTCCGCCAAGCGAACATGTACATGTTTTGCACGGGCATCCATGAACTAGCATTCATCTACGAATGGAAACCCACTCAGGATGTCAAAGAATTCAATGTCAAGTTTCAACCTGAGATTATTGAGAATATCCTTACTGGGTGCGACACTGTTAACGCACACCTTGAAGGCAAGAGACCACCTATGCGCCCAATGTGGGCGTCAGGAATAGACAACGCAACATGCAAGAAATGCCCATACAAAAACAAATGCTGGGGAGAAGATGATGACACGAATAATCAGATCAGTACCGTCCAACGATCCGTTGGAGAGGTTCACGGACAAGTTCAGTCTCCCAGCGAGACCAGCGGAATCCCCACCCGAGATACCGAGGGACCTAGACGGGTTGTCAGACGCCGATCTGATGAATCTCTATAGAGAGTTCATGGGTTGGGTCTCATACTCACAGGCTGAATTAGTCAAGGCTGAGATTGATGAGGACAAGCAGTCCCACAAGTGCCGACTGTCTGAGTCCATGGTTCTTATTAGCCAGTGGAACTCAGCCGACAAGGCTGACCGAGTAACCTTGGCTAAAGCACGACGCGATGTAGACCCAGCAGTGGTTGCCCAACAGGAGGCATACCAAGTTGCTCGCGCATATCGTAAACTGGTACAGACTATGTTTGATACCTGCGAACGCGGGGCGCAACTATTATCCCGCGAACTATCACGGCGTATCGGTCTTGGTAGTAAGGACAACAGAATGGCAAGGTACACAGCGTGAGTGACATTTACGAATGGCTCAAAAATAAGCAAACCATCAACACGGCGTCAGGCGTCTCTTACGATGTCACCAAATTTGCTGAGGCGGTTCATCTCATTGAGACCCTTATGGCTGACCGTGACAAACTGGCTCAGATTATTGCATCAATGTACAAATGGGATAACAAGAGTACTGATGACATCCTCAAGGCTTTCAAAAAGGGTTGATGGTGGCAAATCCATCTAAACAAAAAGGTACATCGTTTGAAACGATGATTAAGAACTACCTCAATGAGCATGGCTTCCCCGACGCAGAGCGCACACCACTCAAGGGTGGTGCTGATACTGGCGATATCAACGGTATTAAAAACCGAGTAACTGGTAGAAATGCTATTGTTCAATGTAAGAACCAACGGCAGTTCCAACTCAGCCAGTGGCTTGATGCCACAGTAGAACAAGCCAAGCAAAAGGGTGACGCAATTCCTGCTCTAGTAGTTAAACGACCAAATAAGGGAGTTAATTCACTAGGTGATACTTATGCTGTCTTACGCCTTGATGACCTCATAGAACTGCTTAAAGAGGCTAATTACTTCTAAGATAAGGGGGTTAAACAAACCCTTTTATATTGGAGTACAAATGTCTCAAGAATTAAATGCGCCGCTAGAGGACATTATTAAAGTGTCAGGTAGCAGTAATCCCCAAAGTGTCGGTTCAATCGTTGCTCGTGCAGTTATCGCTAAACAGCAACCTAAGATTCGCGCTATCGGAGCATCAGCCGTTAACCAAGCCGTCAAGGCTTGCGCTATTGCCCGTGGTTTCGTTGCACCACGCGGTGTTGACCTCACCTTTGTCATAGGTTTTGATGACATTGAAGGCGAAAATGGTACTACAATAAGTGCTATGTCCTTCAAACCTGTAGAGAGGTAATTATGGCTGACGATGTCTCAAAGGCATATAAAGAAGCAATGTCGCGCATTAGTCGCGCACAATCTTTTTGGGGAGTAGGTGCTTACGACCCCGATAAACCAGACCCCACTAGAGGTCGCGTCGGTGCTGGTAATACTGGGGGCTTACAAGAGTCTGAATTAGGTATGGGCGAAGGACAACGCCCAACTGGTGGTACTGGTACTGGAACAACCCCACGACCAAATATTGACGAAAATCCTTCATCTTTTGTTTCTACGAGCATCCCGAACTTCAGGGTTACTACGCGTAGCGGTCGTGTGCTAGGTAACCAACGCCTTGATCCAGCACTCGGTCGCTTGGAAGACGCCCGAGTCGCAGAACGCGCGATCCGTCATTCCGATGAAATCCGACGAATGATGGAAGATACTGGCGCACCCATCTATCGTGCTCCATCAGGTGCCCCATCAATGGTGACTCCTGAAATGTCAGACCGCGCTCGGACACAGGCTACGCGCGTTAGAGATTTGACAGACCCACTGACGGTCACTCAGGGTGAAGTACCTCGCGCCAAGACCCGCGAGGAAGAACAAGCCGAGAACCGTGAGCACCATGCCAAGCGCAAGGTAGAGGCAGACGCAACACGAGAACAGGCCTTGGAAAACATTGACCGAGATGCACACGCAAGACATCTCAAAGATGGTGGAACCATGCCATGGGAAGATTTCCGCGCAAAAGCACAAAAAGATAGAAAAAAACAAAAGAAGTAAAAGGCTAACAATATGGCACCGCTAGACCCACCCTCATGGGATGACATGCTGGACAATTTGGGATACTCAATTGATGATGAAGATGACGATCTTTACTATGTAAGAAAAGCATCTAAAGATAAGAGCAAAGTTAAACCCAAAGTTAAAGATTATGAATGGGACGATTACGACTGATGGCAAAGAAAACATACCGACCTGACCCCCGTAATGAGTTCCTCAAGCGAGGAACTAAAAAACCACGCCCTGTAGAGCCTTTCGGTGGCGGTCAAGGTGGCATGTTCACTGGTACATCTCCGGGATTTGGTGGCTAGTGGCTACCTCATTTGCCAACTGGCAGTCCCCATCATCTAGCCCTGAATCAGGCATGGTCTCGGGAACGGGTCCAACGCCTGTATTCCGTAGCGCCAAGGATCAGCGCATCTCTGCATTTGGAGTTGGTCCTGACACCCAATACCCCGATGGGTACCTTGGGACCATGTCCAGCAACCGCCGTCAGGACAAACTGTCTAGTGCGATTCGTGCCAATCAGCGGGCATATTCCCGCGGAGTTCATAAAGGAGAGCGAATTAATGCTGGGGATTATATTTGGCCTCAAGAATTTAATCTTTTAACTGGGGTCATGCTTGAATCTAAGGGTAAGAAGTTTGCGCCCCCAGGAGCAGAACCAGTCCGATTAACTAATGACGGCAAGGCAGGACCTCGTGGTATTCCGCGTGGTTTAGAGCGACCCGACAAGCAAATTATAGATATGCAACGAAGAAGCATGCTAAAATCACTTGCACCAATGTGGAAGTAAACACATCCTAAGGAGTAATTATCATGGCAAAAGTAATGCCTAGCATTCACGGTCGTAACCGCCAGCAAGCACAGGCTTGGGGCACATCAGTAACTGCACCAGCACAGGCTGGAACTAAAGCCTATTTTGGCGACGATTATGATCAAAGCGACAACCTCTATGATGAGGCTTGGGGTCCAGTTGAATCACAGGCTGAAGCCATTGCTATGCAGGGCTACATGGAGTCACAGGTTCCTACTGGTCCGTCATACCCAGTTAAGAGCACCTGCACAAACTGTGGTGCAGATAAGTCTAACTGCGACTGCAAGTAAAACACCATGGAAGTTGTTAAAGAACTACAGCCACTTGCTGGTGGAAGTATGGGTAGCGGTGGTGGCTCTAAAAAGCCACCGACCACTCCCAACGACCGCGATAACTCAAGTGGTGACTGGCGTGAACCACGACAGTGGGACGAGCGTTCTTTAAACCCACGCCAAGTTCATTTCCGCACGGGTCATGCCGAATCTAAACCAGCAGATAATTATTACGAACAAGGACGCATGTGGTAATGGACGGACAATCATTAAACCCAAGGCGCAGGACAGATCGTTACGCTCATGAATCGCGCTTAGGTAAGCAAGATGAGTACTATGGTACTGGTGACTGGGACGATGATATGGACCCTGACACACGCCGTAGCATTATGAATAGAATGTCAAACCGACGAGATTTGGAAGAGGATTATTAAATTATGGACTCACAGTCACAGCACCCAGCACGACGAACAGATCGTGAATCACATGCTGGTCGCACCAGTGCATTCAGCACAAACTACAAGCCATACTCAGATGGCTCAGGTGGTGGCAACAGCATGGATGGCTCAATGCCAAAGTCTCCTGAAGCACCGCCCTCACGGTCACCTATTGGTCTTGGAAAACTGATCAATAAGGGTCTAGACGCTTTAGGCGCTCCTGACTCAGGACCTGATGGTGGGCGAGTTGCGCGAAAGGCGTCACGCCGTGACAAAAAAACGCATAAAGAAAACATGCAGATTCATCAGACCAACATGGATAACTACGGCGCTACTGACCCCTTTGCTTAAGTCATGACCCAACTTAACGGACCACAATTCCAACGACCACGACTCAAGTCAGTGACTGCTGATGAAATCAGCGATGACTTCAAAGCGGTAGGCGAAGCCATTAAAGGCGTTGTACATAATAAGTTTAATAATCAACCTAAACAAAGACCTATACTTAAAACTAAGGAGAAATAGCCATGGACTCACAGTCTCAACACCCAGCACGAAAAACTGACCGTGAATCACACACTGGTCGTATCACTGGTGGAAGTGGTATTGAAGGCTCTAGCCATAACACTCATATAACCTTAGAAACTTCTGAAGGCTCTGAAACCATTCCATTTGTTCATAAAGCAAATCATCTTGAAAAGGGTGCACCTCTTGCAATAGGTAAATCATTTACCTTTAATAAAATCGGACGACCAGATAATCGTTTTTATGAAGCCCGCGAAAATCGCTGAGTGTGGATTACTAAGTAATGGCAAAACCTTGGCAATCACACGAAGAGTTTCTCGTTGATCAGGCTCTAGAAGCCGCGATTAGCGACCCTAAGACTATTCGTGAGATTCGCCCTGCACACCCACAAGTACTATTCCCTGAGACGCGAGGAATGATCAAGATGGTCGCTGGTATCAACGACATCCTATCTATTAACCGTTACGCCGCGAGTAACCGCTCGTGGCTCTCAGGCATGCCCGTAAGACGCACAGAACTCGCTTCAGGCGAATGGACAGGAACTGGGCGCTATTCAATGGAGTCATTAGGATGAGCGATACCTCTAACAGTAACAATAGTCGGCGTCGGAACTTTCAAGGTTCCCTACCAACCACCAATTACCAAATGCCTGCTAATTTTGCTCAAAAGGATATTCAGTTCCCCAAGGCTCCAAGCCTCGGGGAGTTCACCCCAGCCAATTCGGGTATCAAGCGAGACTGGTCAGGCTCGGAAATGAATGTACCTGAGTTTAAGGGTCTTAACGCAATTGGAAAAGGTTTACAAGGTAAAGCCAATGCTAAAAGAGATAGTTTGTTTGCTAAGCCAGCAAAGGTAACCTTAGTTGATTCTGAGGGTGAAAATGTTAACCCAGCACCACGGACTAGACCCGATGGTTCCCCGATCAAACCATTCCCCAGTTTTGGTGATGACAGTGAAGACAGTGGTAGCCAAGATAGCGGTAGCCCTACTAAGAAAAGAGGCGCCACTAGTTATGACGAAGAAACTGGGGAACTAATGATGGATTTAGATTCTGAATGGACCATGACAGACACTGGTCGGGCGGCTAAAGAAGGCGCCAAAGCCGCTGGTCGCCTAGCAAAGCGAGTTGGTTCAAGAGTATTGAAAAAGGGTAGAGAACGATTAAATAAAGGCGGTGGACAGTCAGCACAATTTGACTCTTCAGACGACCCATTTAGTAGCCCATTTGATGATGAAGTGCCTAAAGGCTCCTCGCGTTACAAGCCACCACCCCCTCCGCGCCCACGATCAGGTGGCAAGCGCACAAATGATCCAGCCCCGCGCCCCTTTCCATCATCCCTCAAGGATGATCCGTTC